GAGGAAGAAAAACCTCAGCGTACAAAACCAAGCACGGTGGTCGCACCAGCGAAACGGAGCACCGCTCCTAAAAAAGTGGTTCTTTCTAAGACGCAGGTGGGCTTGGCAAAGAAACTTGGACTAACCAACGAGCAATATGCTCGTGAACTTATGAAATTGGAGGCCTAAATGGCTGAAAGCAGATTACAACGCGAGATTACAAATAGAGCTTCTCAAGAGCGCCCCAAGCAGTGGCAGCAGGCGGAACTTCTACCGGAACCCGATAAGGCTCCGGGCTTTGCGTACAGATGGATTCGGGTTTCTACTTTGAACAATGCTGATCCTCGTAACCTCTCCGCCAAATTGCGCGAAGGTTGGGAGGTGGTAAGTGTGGAAGAGCAACCTAAATTTAGACTGCTAGTCGATCCCAATAGCCGTTTTAAAGACAGCATTGAGATTGGCGGGTTGTTACTCTGTAAGACTCCTTCTGAGTTTGTTGAACAGCGAAACGCGCACTTTGCTGCTCAAACACAAGCCCAAACGGAAGCTGTAGATAACAATCTCATGCGTCAGAGCGATGCGCGGATGCCGATCTTTAACGAGCGGAAATCTACGACTAGCTTTGGCAAGGGTATTTAAAATCTTTTGGAGCTTTAAAAATGGCTGCTTATCCTAGCGTTACTAAGACGTATGGCCTAAAACCAATCAACCGATTGGATGGACTGCCCTACGCCGGAGCGATCCGTCAAATCCCAATCGCGGCTGCCTACGCCACTGCCATCTTGAACGGTGATACCGTTAAAGTTGACACTAATGGCTACTTGGTTGCTAATACCACTTCTAACTCTGGCGATAGCGTCGGTGTGTTGGTGGGCTGTCAGTATGTGAACTCTAGCGGTCAAACCGTTCAGGGCCAGTACTACCCAGCTGCTACCTCTACATCTACAGCTTTGGCTTTTGGCTATGTTGTGGATGATCCTAACGCACTGTTCAAAGTTGTGGCAACTAGCGGTCAAACAACTACACCTACAGCGTACTCACGTGCCCTGGTTGGTTCTAACGTTGCTTTGTCTGTTAACACCGGCTCAACAACCACTGGCGATTCCTACTACGGTATCGACGGTGCTTCTGCTGGTACTACTGCAACCCTTCCCGTCCGTGTAGTTGACGTTGTGCCTGACACTGCGACTGGCGCTCGTGATAACACTAGCACGACTTATTATGAGTTCTTGGTCAAGTTCAACTTGCACCAGTACACTGATACTACTGGCATTTAAGGAGTAACTTACCATGGCTATTTCACGCGCACAACTACTTAAAGAGTTGCTCCCAGGTTTGAACGCATTGTTCGGTCTGGAATATGCTCGCTACGGCGAAGAACACAAAGAAATCTACGAAACAGAGACTTCTGAGCGTTCATTCGAAGAAGAGACCAAGCTTTCTGGCTTCTCTGCTGCACCTGTTAAGAACGAGGGCTCAGCCATCGCTTATGACAATGCACAAGAAGCATGGACTGCTCGATACAACCACGAAACCATTGCTTTGGGCTTCAGCTTGACTGAAGAGGCTATCGAAGATAACTTGTACGACAGCTTGTCTGCTCGCTACACCAAAGGTTTGGCTCGTGCTATGGCTTATACCAAGCAAGTTAAGGCTGCTGCAGTCTTGAACAACGGCTTCTCATCTAACTACGTTGGTGGTGACGGTGTGGCTTTGTTCAGCGCTTCACATCCCTTGATCTCTGGTGGTACTAACAGCAACATTCCTTCTACCGCTGCTGACTTGAATGAAACATCGTTGGAAAACGCTGTTATTCAGATCGCTGGTTGGACAGATGAGCGTGGTTTGCTGATCGCTGCTAAGCCCAAGAAGTTGGTCGTTCCTACAGCTTTGCAATTCGTTGCAACACGCTTGTTGGAAACTGAACTCCGCGTCGGTACTAACGACAACGATATCAACGCCTTGAAGAATAACGGTTCTGTGGCTGAAGGCTACACCGTTAACCACTTCTTGACAGACACCAATGCTTGGTTCTTGACTACAGACGTACCTAACGGTATGAAGCACTTCGTTCGTACTCCCTTGCAAAATAGCATGGACGGTGACTTCGACACAGGTAACGTTCGTTACAAGTCTCGTGAGCGTTACAGCTTCGGCTGGTCTGACCCTCTGGGCATGTACGGCTCACAAGGAGCCTAATGAGAGGGGGGCCTTGCGCCCCCTTTTCTTTTGTTGTATATTGTTTCAAACCGGGGCTCCCGGTGCATCATACTGACCCGGCAGACGACATACCGATTGATGCACTGATCTTGTATGTAAGGACAATTTAAAATGGCTATTTCTACCACCCAAAGTATTTGGCGTTCTGGCGGCGGCGATCAAACTCGCACTTCTTATTGTGGCTCCGGCTTGATGGCTGCGCAGTTTTACATTTCTGGCGCAGACGCAGCTGGCACAGCAGTGTCAGTTTCTTCTTCTAATTCCGCAGATGTGGTTTTGCCTGCTGGCGCAATCGTCGTTGAGATTCAAGCTGTTTGCGCTGCTACTGGCGGTACAACTCCTACCTTTGATATGGGCTTCACTTTGTACGGTACTTCTACTGCTACAAACACTGGCCTGATCTCTGCCGCTGTTGCTACAACTGGCAAGCTGGTTATTAACCAAGCTTCTGCTACTGCTGGCGCAAACATGGGCACAACAATGTCTACAAGCAACTTGGTGACAATCACCGGTGGCGGCACATCTGGTGACGCTCCTACAGGTGGTTCTATCTCTGGTACGATCTTGTACTTCGTTGCTGATCCATTGCTCGGCCAACAAAACGTCTAATTGACTCCGGGGGCTTCGGCCCCCTTGTTTTAAAGGAGATTCAATCATGATGCAAACTGACGTTAAGAGTACGCACTTAAACGCATCCGGTTCCGTTTTTGGTGGCCGCGCACGTGTTAAAGGTATTTCTGTCTGTGCTTCTGCCAGTGTTGTTGGTACGCTTGTTATTAAAGACGGCGGCTCTAGCGGCACAACAGTTATTGAGATTGATATCCCATCAAACTCAAATCCAAACTCGTTTTACATGTTGATTCCAGGTGAGGGTGTACTCTGCTCTACAAGCGTGTATGCTTCTCTTACAAATATGGCATCTGTAACGGTGTTCTATGGCTGAAGCAAGACAAGCAGTTCTAACAGGGCGTAAGTTGTTCATTGCGATCCCTGCGTATGACGGCAGGATCAACATTAAGACTGCATACAACATAGCGGCGCTTATGCCTAAAGCTATGCAGTTAGGTGTATCTGTCAATATGGGCGATGTGTCTGGATGCTCAATTATCACCATGGCTAGAAACCAATTGGTGCATGAGTTTCTCAAGTCAGATTGCACGGAACTGCTGTTTGTCGATTCCGATGTTATTGCCACACCAGACGATATTCTTCGTTTGATGGCTCAGAGTTCAGGCAAGGATATTACGGCTGGAGCCTACCCACGTAGAGCCAAGGATCGTTATTTCTTTGCCGATCTGTATTTCAATGAAGCCAAAGACCTTGAGTTTGATGGCTCACTGATGCGCGTAGAGCGCGTTGGTACAGGCTTTATGTTGATCCAAAGGCATGTCCTCGAGAATATGGCCAAGAGCCATCCAGAATGGACATACGAGTTTAAAGGTGAGCAGATTACATCTATCTTTGACTTTGCGCTAAAAGATGGAAAATATGTTGGCGAAGACTATTTATTTTGTGACCGTGCAAGGGAGCATGGGTATAAAATTTATATTGACGTAGACATTAGTTTGCCCCATGTTGGGACGGATACATTTGAGAACAATTTCCGTGAGGAGGTTGTAATTCCGCTTCTTGATATGGTTCGTAAATCCAAATTGAAAGTGGCCAATGGCTAAATCACCCGCATGGCAGAGAAAAGAAGGGAAGAACCCGAATGGTGGCTTAAATGCCAAGGGACGGGCCTCCGCGAAAAAGCAAGGCATGAATTTGAAACCGCCCCAGCCCGAAGGCGGCTCCCGGCGCGACTCTTTCTGTGCGAGGATGAGTGGAATGAAAAAGAAGTTGACAAGCGAGAAGACGGCAAAAGATCCGAACTCACGCATCAATAAATCTCTTAGAGCTTGGAATTGCTAACATGAGCGAACACCACGATAATGTAAAAAATACGCTAGATTTCATAGCGATATTTTCTACGTTTGGTTCTTTTTTAGAGTTGTTTAACCCCTTGTTCGCTCTTATTGGCGCAGTGGTTGGTGCGATGCGCATTGTCGAAATGGTGACAGGCAAACCATTTTCTGAAGTCATTGGATGGAAGAAAGGAAAAAACGATGCCGAGCGTCAGTAAAAAACAACATAATTTCATGGAAGCGGTGGCCCACAATCCAGCGTTTGCCAAGAAAGCGGGAGTCCCACAATCAGTGGGCAAAGATTTTTCAACTGCGGACAAGGGCCGCAAATTTTCAAAAGGTGGAACTACCATGGCTACAGAGAAAAAAGTTGCTACAACTCCAATGGGCAAAGTAAAAACAGCGGCTCCTAGCCGTGACGGTATTGCTGAAAAAGGCAAAACCAAAGGCAAACAAATCGTCATGTCTGGTAACAAAGGCATGAAAAAAGGCGGCAAGTGCTAATTTAAGGAGGCTCACATGAGTCCAGCAGAAAAACAAGCGCGGGAAGAAATGGCTGATCGCAAGATGCAAGCTGCTACTGAGGCAGCTTACTCAAAGTCTTTGCGTAATACAGAGTACGCCCCTGCGCAAAAAGATCCGCGTGACGCTGTTCGCGGTCAACGCGGTTACGCTAAAGGTGGTTCAGCCTCCTCGCGTGCTGACGGTATTGCCCAACGCGGTAAAACTCGCGGTACTATGGTCATGTGCGGTGGCGGCATGGCTAGGGGCAAGAGATGATGGCCAGCCGTGGCATGGGGGCTGTAGCTCCTAGTAAAATGCCTAAAGGCAAAACGATCATTCGCAAGGATGATCCTAACAAAGTTGAAATGTACGCTGAAGGCGGAAAGGTTGGACTGTATGCCAATATCAATGCAAAGCGTAAAAGAATTGCTTCAGGCTCTGGCGAGAAAATGCGAAAGCCTGGTAGCAAAGGTGCGCCAACTAACCAAGCGTTCGTAAACTCTGCTAAGACTGCGAAAAAATAATGGCCTCTACCTCAGGAACCACTGCATTTAATCTAGACTTCAACGATATCGTTGAGGAAGCGTATGAGCGGGCGGGTCTTGAGGTTCGTACTGGCTATGAGTTTCGTACAGCACGTAGGTCGTTCAACATGCTTACCATTGAGTGGGCAAACCGTGGCATTAATCTATGGACGATTGAGCAAGGCCAGATTGTATTAAATACGGGGCAAGGAGTTTATGCGCTGCCTAACGATACAATCGATCTGTTAGATCAGGTTATCCGTACTCAAGCTACTACACTTAATCAGATCGATATTAACGTCAGTCGTATTTCAGAATCGACATATTCAACGTTACCGAACAAATTAGCTCAAGGCCGTCCAATTCAGATATGGATTAACCGCCAATCAAACCAAAGCTATTTATCTAGCTCGTTGGTTGCGGAAACAGTGCTGTCTACAGACACGATCATTACCCTTGATACAACAGTTGGGCTTCCAGCTACAGGATTTATCACAATTGGAACAGAGACTATCTACTACGCAAACGTCAGCGGCAATCAGCTACTTAACTGTAGTCGCGGTCAGTACAATGGCAGCACTAATACAACTGCCGCTGGTCATGCAATTGGCGCAACCGTAACAGTAAACAATCTCACGTCTATCAATCTGTGGCCAACTCCTAATGCCCCTGGAGATCAATACACATTTGTGTACTGGCGTATGCGCCGCATGCAAGATGCTGGTAACGGTGTCAATATCCAAGACATCCCATTCCGTTTGATCCCTTGTATGGTTGCTGGCTTGGCCTATTACGTCGGCTCTAAGCGCGCTGATGTGTCTCCAGACAGAATCGCTATGCTCAAGGCTGTGTACGAAGAGCAGTGGATGCTTGCATCGCAAGAAGACCGCGATAAGGCTCCCGATCGTTACGTACCGCGTCAGATGTTCTACAGGTGATGTATGCCCAGTAGATTTGCTTCTGGTAAATATGCAATTGCTCAGTGTGACCGCTGCGATGAGCGATTCATGCTTAAAGACCTGAAGAAAGAAATTATTAAGACACGTCTTTTTAATTTAAAGGTGTGTCCTGAATGTTGGGATCCTGATCAGCCTCAGTTACAGTTGGGTATGTACCCAGTGGATGATCCACAAGCTGTACGAGAGCCACGTCCTGATGTAAGCTATACACAGTCTGGAACTACCGGCTTACAGATTTTGCAGGGTAACAGTACTTCTGTACAAGGGTTTGGTTACCCAAGTCAGGGTAGTAGGGACATTCAATGGGGCTGGAACCCAGTGGGTGGGGCACGGAGTTTTGATTCATATTTAACGCCAAACTACTTGGCATTAGGTGTGCAAATTGGTACAGTAACGGTACAGATAGGAGCTTAATATGGCTGAAGATAAAAAGGACTTGGCGCAGGATAAAAAGATGATTGCTGGAGCCGTGCATAAGCACGAGAAAGCTATGCATCCTGGTAAGCCTATGACCAAACTTAAAAAGGGTGGTGTCACCGGTATGGCTATGCGTAAGCACGGTCGTAACATGGCTCGCGCAATGAACCAGCGTGGAGGTTAATATGGCTATTAACAATAAGCCCGCTTCGACTTATGCGAAGCCTCATACTATGAGCGGCGGTCCTGTGACTGACACTCGTAAAAACATGAGCAAAACAGACACGTTAGACATGTCAATTGGCGCTATCAGCAAATCGGCTGGTGATGAGCCTGTTAAAACAACTGGCATCAAAATTCGTGGTACTGGCGCGGCAACCAAAGGCGTGATGGCACGCGGACCAATGGCATGAATTACACGCAACTCAGCGCTGCTATCCAAGCGTATGCAGAGAACACGGAGGCAAACTTCGTGGCGGAGATTCCTGTCTTCGTTCAGCAGGCTGAGCAGCGTATTTACAACAATGTCCAGTTTCCATCGCTTCGTAAAAACATGACAGGCGTGGTATCCACCACTACACCTTACTTGTCTGCACCCGATGATTATTTAGCAACGTATTCTTTAGCTGTGATTGATGGCAATGGCAACTATGAGTACTTGCTAAACAAGGACGTTAACTTCATACGCCAAGCCTATCCAAATCCAAATGATACAGGCCTGCCCCGATACTATGCGTTGTTTGGCCCAACTGTTTCTGGTAGCACGATCACAAACGAATTAACGTTTTTGATTGGCCCAAAACCTGATGCCAACTATGATGTTGAATTGCATTTCTACTATTACCCCGAGTCCATCACAACTGCTGAGACAACTTGGTTGGGTGACAACTTTGATACTGTATTACTGTATGGTTCATTAGTTGAGGCCTACACCTACATGAAGGGTGAGCAAGACATGATGCAGTTGTATAACGCTAAATACATGGAAGCCTTGGCTCTGGCTAAACGTTTGGGCGATGGTATGGAACGTCAGGATGCTTACCGTTCTGGTCAATTTAGACAGGCGGTAACTTGATATGACAATAGCGCAAACAGCAACCACGTCATTTAAAGTTGAGCTGCTTCAAGCGGTTCATAACTTTGGCCCTACATCGCCTGATACTTTTAAAGTTGCGCTGTATACAGCAGCGGCAAATATTGGCACTGCAACTACTGCGTACACTACGACCGATGAAGTAACCGGTACTGGGTATACGGCAGGCGGTAATACATTGACTATTAGTACATCGCCCACTTCCGGTGTTAATTCTGTAGGTGTACCAACGGCCTACATTTCGTTTAGCAATACATCGTGGACAAGCGCGTCATTTACGGCGCGTGGGGCTTTGATTTACAACTCAAGCCAGAGTAACAAGTCAGTTGCTGTACTGGATTTTGGCGCGGATAAAACAGTGTCCAACGACACGTTCCAGATTGTTTTCCCAACAGCCGATGCCAACAGCGCAATCGTACGAATCGCATAAGGATTATTCATGGCACTTGTAAACACCACCAAAGGCGAAATGGACGAATCTCTCCTTGAAAAAAGAGAAGGTTCCGTCGATAATGACATCGAATTTACAACTTGGGTTGAATATTGGCTGGAAGGGGAACTTGTTCACCGTTCAGTTCATGTCAATCTAAAACAGTCCCCCGCGCTGTTTGCTGAAGCAGCATCTATTGCATAAGGAAATATCATGGCAAATACACAGGCAATGTGCACCTCGTTTATGGGTGAGCTTCTGACAGCTACGCACAACTTTACGACCGGCACGGGCAACACTTTCAAAGCTGCTTTGTATGAGGCAACCGCTACATACAACGCCGCAACTACCGCGTACAGCACTTCTGGTGAAGTGACTGGTACAAACTACACCGCAGGCGGTGTGACGGTTACGAATGGTACTTCCCCGTCCTCGACAAACTCATCGTCTACGGCGGGGGTTGCGTATTGGACGCCATCGGCCAGCATTGTGTACACGAACGTTACGCTGACCACGGCATTTGACGCAGTGTTGATTTACAACTCATCTGCATCTAACAAGGCCGTTAGTGTTCACACCTTTGGTTCACAGACTGTGACTGCTGGTACGTTCACCTTGACAATGCCTTCCAACACTACAAGTACCGCGCTTCTCCGCTTGGCTACAACCTAACTAGGAGCGGCGGGGTAATCCCCGCTGATTAACCATGTTCGGTATAGCCCCATTTGCCGGTGCTCCGTACTCCTCGCTTGCGGGCGGGGCGGCAAATGCTGGCGCTCTTACAGGCGTTCAAGCGTCTGGCCAGGTTGGTACAGTCACGGCCAACATTACTGTTGCCATCTCGGGTGTATCGGCATCCGGGGCGGTTGGCACAGTCTCACGGGCTAACGCAGGGGCTTCTCTAACAGGGGTTTCTGCAACAGGTAGGGTTGGCACAGTTGCGGTCAACCATTCTCAAGCAGTCACAGGTGTTCAGGCCAGCGGATCTGTTGGGTCTGTAGCTGTTGGCGCAAGAAACATAGCCATTACTGGCGTACAAGCCGCAGGGCAAGTCGGCACTGTCGCGGCCACAAACACAATAGCGATTTCTGGAAACCAAGCAAGCGGGTCTGTAGGATCTGTAGCGGTTGGCAGTAGAAACATTGCAATTACGGGCGTTCAAGCCAATGGTGCTGTTGGCACTGTAACCGCTGAGACTATTCAAGAAGTTGCCATCACAGGCGTTTCAGCCTCTGGTGCAGTTGGCTCAGTTGCGGTTGGCAATAGAGAAATTGCGCTTACAGGGGTGTTATCTGATGCCGCTGTAGGCGATGTATTTGAGACTCCCAACACAGGCATTGCTGGAGTTCAGGCGGTTGGATCTGTAGGCACTGTTACGCCAGACTTGCTTATTGCACTGACTGGGGTATCCGCTAGGGGTTCCGTAGGTTCAGTAACAGTTGATTCTGTTGTTGGAACTACCGGCGTTTCTGCAACAGGTAATGTTGGTACGGTTGGGGTAAGTCACTCCCAAGCCTTATCTGGTATTCAAGCCAACGGCTCAGTTGGATCGGTTACTCAAAGCCATTCAGTTGCGCTGACTGGTGTTCAGGCCGCCGGTCAGACAGGTAATGTTGTATTCTCCCGCACAGCAGAACTATCTGGTGTTTCTGCGGCGGGTGCGGTAGGCTCAGTAACAGCAAGCAATACGCAAGCCCTATCAGGCGTTGCCGCTCAGGGTCAAGTTGGCTCAATTGATGGAAGCAAGTCTTTTGGTGCTACGGGCGTACAGGCTACTGGCAGTGTTGGAAGTATTTCAGTCAGTGGTATAACTATTGCGTTGACAGGCGTTGCAGCCTCTGGCTTTGTTGGTAATTTTGCGTTACGCTATTGGTCATTAATTGATGACAGCGAGAACGCAAACTGGCAAAATATAGACAGTGCGGATACTGCTGGCTGGTCGCTTATTGATTCTTCGGAGACTGCTGGTTGGACGCTGATAAATGCGGCTGATTCCGTGAGCTGGTCTACTGTAGACACACAGGAAGAATCCGGCTGGGAATTGATTGATACGCTTGTATAAAGGAAGATGAATGGCACTTGTTGTTGCTGATCGGGTAAAAGAAACCACCTCTACGACAGGTACAGGCGCAGTCACGCTCCTTGGCGCAGCTACTGGCTATCAGTCTTTTGCCGCTATTGGCAACACAAACAGTACGTACTACACGATTGCTGGCCAGACAGGTTCGGAATGGGAAGTAGGTATTGGCACTTACACATCCTCCGGCACAACGCTTTCCCGCGACACGGTGTTGGCTTCATCCAATAGCGGATCACTGGTGAACTTCTCTGCTGGTACAAAAGATGTGTTTGTAACGTACCCCGCCGGGCGTTCTGCATTTGGAGGCGGTAGTTCTGGCGTTGTTACAAATCAAGCCACTATTTACCAAAGTTTTACGTTCCCAAGTGGGCATAATGGTTTTTCTGTGGGGCCTATTACGGTGTCTTCTGGAATAACGGTTACCGTTCCAACTGGGCAACGCTGGGTTGTTATTTAAGGAAATAAGATGGCTTTAATTCTTAAAGGCGGCTCTGGAACAACAGGCACATTAACTGGTGATACAGATGGCGTTACTGTTGAAAATACAGGGGCATTGACTGTTCCAAGCGGCACTACAGCTCAACGCCCTTCAAGCCCCGTTGTAGGCATGACTCGTTGGAATACAACCACAGGTGTTTACGAAGTTTATACAGGCGGCACTTCTTTATGGGTAACTGTTGCAACACAAATAGTTACATATGCAATTGATTATTTAATCGTTGCAGGTGGTGGTTCTGGTTCTGCTAACCGAGGCGGTGGCGGTGGTGGCGGTGGTTTGCTTTTATTGAGTTCACAAAATGTTACACCTAATACAGCACTTACAGTAACAATTGGTGCGGGTGGAACTGGTAGTAGTGGTAATGGCACTTCAGGCGGAAATTCTTCTTTTAATGGCACTACTTGTATTGGAGGTGGTGGCAATATAAATACTGTTGGTCAATCAGGAGGTTCTGGTGGTGGCGGTTCTACTACTTCTGGTGCCGCTGGTTCTGGTACTTCTGGACAAGGTAATTCTGGTGGTGCTGGTGGCGGTTCTGGCACAGGAGGTTCTGGTTCAGGAGGGGGTGGTGGTGGTTATTCTGCCGCTGGAACTTCTGCAAGTGGAACAACAGCGGGTAATGGTGGACAAGGTTGGACAATTACTTCTGGATGGTCATCATTAAGCACATTTACTGGAATGACAGTTTTATCTTCTGGTGGAGGCGGTGGCTCACCTTGGACTAGTACGGGTGGTACTGGGGGAACTGGTGCAGGTAATGGCGGTTATGGAACATCTTCCGCAAGTACAGGCCAAGGTGGTGCGCCAACTTCTTATGGTTCTGGCTCTGGAGGTGGCGCATATTATGGTGGATATTCGGGTGGTGATTCTGTAAACGGCTATCAAGGAATTGTTGTTATTAGATACTCAGGCTCACAAAGAGCAACTGGTGGAACAGTTGTATCTTCTGGTGGCTATACATATCATATTTTTACAACATCAGGCACTTACACGGCTTAATCTTTAGGAGAAAAAAACATGGCACATTTTGCAAAAGTAGTTGATGGCAAGGTTTCGCAAGTTATCGTTGCCGAACCTGAATTCTTTGAAACCTTTGTGGATTCAAGTCCGGGCGAGTGGATCCAAACTTCTTACAACACGCATGGCGGTGTTCACGCTAATGGCGGTACACCATTGCGTAAAAATTATGCGGGGATTGGTTACACATACGATAGAACCCGCGATGCGTTTATTCCGCCACAACCATTCGCATCATGGACATTGAATGATGACACTTGCTTGTGGGATTGTCCCGTTGCTTACCCTAATGATGACAAACGTTACACTTGGAACGAAGAAACATTATCTTGGATAGAGGTCTAACATGGCATCAACAATTAACGCATCGTCAAGCGCAACAACCGGTGTTATTACAACCGCTGACGCATCAGGTGCCTTGACTCTTCAAACCAATGGCACGGACGCTCTTGTTCTTTCATCGGGTAAAGTAATTAACCCATCGGTTACAAACTACACAGAAACACCATATTCTGCGAACAGTAGCACAGCAATCACAATTGCGCTGACAAACGGTACTGTGCAGATTATTACGCTAACGGGTAATGCAACAATCACGATGCCAACCGCTGTTTCTGGTAAATCTTTCATTATGTACCTGAGACAAGATGCAACTGGTTCACGATCTGTCACTTGGTCAACAGTCAATTGGGCGGGTGGTACTGCACCGACAATCACAGGCACAGCATCAAAACAAGATATTTATTCATTTTTTAGTGATGGAACATCTTGGTATGGCGTGACTGTCGGACAGAATTACACCCAATAAGGACTATTAATGTTTAGTGCAGCCATCAAATCAGGTGCAGCGGCAGCGCCTAAAGACCCCCAATTCAACTATGTGACCATGTTGTTGCATGGCGACGGGACTAATGGCGCACAGAACAATACCTTTTTGGATTCATCTACTAATAACTTTACGATTACCCGCAACGGCAATACAACCCAAGGCACATTTAGTCCTTATGGGTCTAATTGGTCTAATTACTTTAATGCTTCTGCATCAAGGCTTGAAGTTGTAAATAGTAATAGTTCCATGATTGCTCAAGGAACTGCTTTTACTTTAGAGGCTTGGATTTTTATTAACAGCAACACAGCAACAGGCAATACCGCAACAACAAGTATGCCGCTTTTGTGTTCTTCTACAAACAGTACTAGTATCGGTAATGGTCGAGCATACTCATTTGGAACAACTACATTTGGATTTTGGGACAAAGCAAGTGCAAGCTGGTTAACAATAAGTTGGACTCCACCAGTAGGTCAATGGTTTCATTTAGCATTATCTACAACAGGTACAGTATTTACACTTTATATAAATGGCACATCTGTCGGCTCTTTAACTGATAATACTTCATATTACGCAGACAGTGCCTACAATTTTTATATTGCTGCATATACTGGGAATGGAACTGCGGGTACGCCTCCTGTGCCAAATATGTATGTGTCTAATTTTAGATACACAAAAGCGCAGGTTTATACAACAACATTTACACCAAGCACAACACCTTTAACAGCAATTGCAAATACAACTGTATTGACTTGCCAGTCAAATCGTTTTATTGATAACAGTACAAATGCATATACAGTTAACCCATTAGGAGCTACAACACCAAGCGTCCAACGCTTCAGCCCATTTAGCCCTACATCTGCCTACTCCACAAGCGTGATTGGTGGCTCTGGGTACTTTGATGGTAGTGGTGATTATTTAGGAATAGCGAATCAAACTGCACTTCATCTTGGTGCAAGTGACTTTTCCATTGAGTGTTGGACATATCTAACTTCAACAAGTGGCGCACAAAGACCAATTAGCCAGAACGATAGTAATTATGAGTTTGCTTTTTATATTGCCAATGGTGGTGGCATAACCGCCTACTCGTTTCAATCAAGTGGCTCTCAAAACTTTGGTATAAGTGGTGGCACATTGGTTACAGGACAGTGGTATCACTTGGCTTGCACTCGTACAGGTTCTACTGTTGCTTTTTTTGTGAATGGAGTTCGTCAAGGTACTGCTACATTTTCAGGAACAATAAGTACTTCAACTAGTGGTTGGGATATTGGTGCTATTGGCGCAGGCACAGACCCACAGAAAGGTTACATAACTGACGCAAGAATAGTGATTGGTTCAAATCCTTATGGTGTTGGTACTACTCTTACATTGCCAACTGCACCTGTTACTGCCATTACCAATACTCAACTGCTTTGCAACTTCACCAACGCTGGCATCTTAGACAACGCCATGATGAACGACTTAGAAACTGTGGGTAACGCACAGATTTCTACAAGCGTCAAAAAGTATGGTACAGGCTCAATTTCTTTTGATGGAACTGACGATAGATTGGTTACAGCAGCTAACCCTAGTGTTTCTTTTGGCACTGGTGACTTTACTGTTGAAGCATGGATTTATCCAAACACATTGTCTGGTGAGCGTGGATTTATTCAAACATCAGATACGGCAGGCGGTTTAAAAACAAGCTATACAACTGGTATTGTTATTCTTATTGATGTTTCGCCATATAGATTGGTTGCAAATGTGGGTGGAACAAATGTCAACTCTGGTTCAACATACATATCTGCGACCACATGGACTCATGTTGCTATAACAAGATCATCTGGTAGTGTTCGAATGTTTATAAATGGAACACTTGTTGGCGGCCCAACAACAATTACAGCTGACCTAACTGGTCAAAACATAGTAATTGGTGGCTATTACAGCACTACATATCTATGGAATGGTTATTTAGATGATGTACGCATTACCAAAGGCTATGCCCGCTATACAAGCTCATTTACTGCGCCTACTGCGGCGTTCCCAAACAACTGATTGGATAAATTATGGACATTGCAAAAATTGACAACGGCAACATCACAGTGGGCGACTACCGATATTTGTTCCCTGACACATCATTTCCTGTGACTGGCCCTAACGATGACTTCTACACCGAGAACGGTTGCCTAAAGGTCAAAGTATTTAAAGAACACGACCGATCAACAGAAATGCTTGTCGGGTGCGACCCTTACGAGGAAAATGGTGTTGTCTACACAGTAAATGTGGCCACTCGTCCAGACCCTGTTGAGGTCATTGTCGTTGATTCTGGCAATGGTGCAAGCTCAATTCCCGGCAGTTAACTCAACCGACTAGCCAATTCCCTGACCAGTGAATACAATCAAAGCAATTAACAAGGAACTGTTATGTCAAGCACCTATTCCGATTTAAAATTTGAGCTTATTGGTACTGGTGAACAGTCCGGTACATGGGGCGCAACTACCAATACTAATATTGGAACCGCAATCCAGCAGGCGATTGCAGGCATGGCTACGCTTGCAACAGGCGATTTCACATCCAACGTTGCGACCCTCACGCTGACAAATACCAACGCTGCCCAAAATGCTCGGGCGGTATGTTTGAACATTACAGCTACATTGAGTGCCGCCGGTACAGTCAACGTTCCAGCAATCCAAAAGCCGTACTTGGTTATTAATGGCGCAAACTATGCGGTGACGGTCAAAGTATCAGGGTTGACCGGTATTTCCATTCCATCAGGGAAAACGGCTTGGGTTTATAACAATGGTACAGATGTGGTGTCTGGTAGCAGCTATTTGCCTGGCTCAACATACGCAATTACTGATTCATCCAATACATTCACCGCAGCCAATACATTTTCAGCAACGCAAACTTTTAATGGATCCGGAACAACAATTGCCGAGGTCATTAAAAATGCAGCAGAGCCGGTCACAATATCTGCCACTGCAGCTACTGGCACAGTTAATTTTGATTTATTAACTCAATCGGTTGTTTATTACACCAGCAACGCTTCAGCAAACTGGACGATTAATCTGCGTGGTAACGGTACAACTTCTATGAATACATTGTTATCTACGGGACAAGCCGCAACAATGGTTCACATGGTCACGCAAGGCGCGACTGCTTATTACAACAGTGTGGTTCAAGTAGATGGGACGACCACCGGTGTAACTACAAAATGGCAGGGCGGCGTAGCCCCAACATCTGGGCATGCCAGCACCATAGACTCGTACACATACACTGTTATTAAGACTGGATCAGCTACTTATACCGTTTTGGCTTCTCAAACTTCATTTGGTTAATTGCCATGCCAACACTTATTACACGAGCCGTTATCTCTGCGTATGGGTATGGATTAGGGTCCGGAGTTCAAAGGGGTGAACAGCTTTATACAGCACCCGGCACTTATTCATGGACTTGCCCGCCCGGTGTTTATAAAGTCAGCGCGGTCTGTATTGGTCGGGGCGGCGTTAGCGGAAGCTATGGCGCTGGCGGTGGCGGTGGTGGATTAGGCTACAAAAACAACATTAGCGTTGTCCCAGGCACTTCATACACGGTTGTTGTGGGCGATGCAACATTCGCTACATCTTCTCCAACATTCTCAACTGATACATATTTTATTAACACGTCAACCGTTGTAGGTGGGGGTGGTGGTAATGCGGTATATGGATTTTCTGCAGGTGATGCGGGTGGGGCTGGCGGTACATACGTCGGCGATGGTGGCGGTAATGGTGGCTACGGAGGCAGTAGCTATTCGTCAGGTTATGACGGTGGTGGAGGCGGAGGCGCTGGCGGTTATTCTGGTACTGGCGGTACTGGCGGTAATGCTTTTGTGCCAGCCTATCAAGCGGCTACAAATGGTACATCGGGGTCAGGCGGAGCTGGAGGTGGCGGTGGCGGGGGTGGTCCCAGCTATAACCAAGAAAGCGGCGGAGGCGGAGGTGGCGTAGGTGTTTACGGAGCTGGCTCAAGCGGTGCTGGGGGTTATGTTGCGCCTAATGGATTGCCCGGCGCTCCCGGTAGTAATGGCGCTTACTCTACTTTAGGTACACAGTATGGCGGTGTATATGGCGGCGGCGCGGGTGCTCAATCAACTGCTGGAACAGGCGCTGTGCGTATTGTTTGGGGAGACGGAGTTGCCTTTCCGTCAACCAATGTTGGCTATCAAGGGACAACAGTTGAAGTTGCTTATTTAGCGATTGGTGGCGGTGGCGCTGGTGCTGACGGTAATTCATCTAATGTTGGTTGTGGCGGAGGGGGTGGCGGTTATGTATATGTCTCAAGCACATCATTCCAAAAAGACACAACTTATGTTGTCACGGTAGGCGCCGGCGGCGCGACTAACTGGCAAAGCAACTATCAGGGCGGATCAGGAAGCTTTTCATATATTGCCGGCGCAATGGCACTTGGTGGCGGCGGTGGCGCTGGGTATAACTCAAATGGCTATGATGGTCAAGCCGGTGGCTCTGGTGGCGGCGGATACAACTCTGTTGGTAAAGGTGCTCAAGGCTATGACGGTGGTAGCGGCATTTCATATACCCAAGGCGGTGGCGGTGGGGGCTCAGGACAGGCTGGTTCTAGCGCATCTGGTTCTAACGCAGGAAAAGGCGGAAACGGCACTGCCAACTCTATTACCGGAACTTCTGTTACCTACGCAGGTGGCGGTGGCGGAGCACTCAATCCTTCATTAGGCGGTACTGCTGGTACAGGCGGAACTGGAGGCGGTGGTAATGGTGCTAAAGGTAGTACTGCTGGCACTGCTGGAACGGCCAATACCGGCGGCGGGGGAGGTGGTGGATATTCAACGGGTTATACCGGAGGCTCGGGTGTTGTAATTGTTAGAACTCTTGCTACTGCGGCGTCTACTACAGGATCGCCTACGGTTACAACTGATGGTAGCTACAACATCTACAAGTTCACATCTTCTGGCAGTATTACGTTTTAACATGAATGCGCTGGCTTATTCTGCTACTGTTGCTGTTTTTGGCGGGGGCGGCCTCAAAGCCGCCGTGCATTGTTTCGGACTTTTATGGGCTGAGTTGGATTGGTGACCCATCGCTACGCCATTCGCAGTTATCCATGTGGCTGACTACAAATGGCGATAGTTGCAATACAGAACAGCTATTGGTGATCTGGAACAACTTGGCGCTATGGGCTGGAACGGCGGATTCCGCAGAAGTTAGAGCCAAGGTTTTGTATTTTTTTGCAAGGGCGGCAGAGAGGGAAAAGAAATGATTTCCCTGCACAAATGGTATCCGTTTGTGTTTCCAAAAGAGTATGACGTCAAGGCTATGGCTTTTGAACGTAGGGTTGAACGATTAGAAGCGGAGTACAGATTGGAAATGGAGGCTCAAAAAGTGCGGGATTCTATTGAAGCCCATGCGCTTGAGCTGTACGATAAACGGGCAAGGCAAAACACAATTGAAATTGAGGCGTTTGCCAACCGTAAACACGTTGACATATTGGTATGAGGTGGCATGAAAGATACTATGCAAAACACACGCGAGCGGCTGACTTTCTGGGTGACCTTTATGATAAGCGTGACCCTGTGTGTCTCAGTGCTGGCCATGGTCATAGCCTTTCTTTTGGGCCTTTGGGCCAAGGAAGTGGACAACGGAGAGATATTCAAGATGATTTCGCCAGCTTTCAGTACATTGATCGGTGGCATGATTGGATTCCTGTCTGGTATCAAACTGAACCAAGACGGTGACGATAAACCAAATGGAGGTAATGATGGTGGGATTAGATGCGATTTTGAGTATCGGAACGAAACTAGTAGACAAGTTGATTCCGGATCCGGAAGCGAAAGCAAAAGCCCAGCTTGAACTGCAAAAGATGGCGCAGGAGGGGGAGTTGGCTAAGATGGCCAACGAAACCAAGCTGTATGAGACTGAGCAAAACAACCTGACCGCCCGTGTTCAAGCGGATATGGCCAGCGATTCATGGCTGTCTAAAAACATTCGCCCTATGACGCTAATTTTCCTGCTGGTGGCTTACAGCGGGTTTGCAATTGCTTCAATCTTTGAATACGAGACGCGCGGCGCATACGTAGAACTACTAGGTCAGTGGGGCATGCTTGTCATGTCGTTTTATTTTGGTGGCCGCACCATGGAAAAAATTGCCGATAGGGTGAAAAAATGAATTTGACAGAACACTTCACGCTGGAAGAACTGACGCATACAGACCACCGCGAATTTGACAATACGCCAAATGAAGCCGAATTGGAAAACCTTAAACGCCTCGCAGCCTTCCTTGAGGAAGTCAAAAAAGCCTTGGGCGGAAGACCAGTCATGGTTAACTCAGCTTTTCGCAGTAAGCAGGTCAATGATGCTGTGGGTTCTAAAGATAGCAGTCAGCATCGCATTGGTTGTGCTGTGGACATCCGAGTACCTCAACTGACTCCTGACGAGGTAGTCAAAACCATTATTGCTTCTGGTCTTGGTTATGACCAAGTCATTCGTGAGTTTGATCGCTGGACTCATGTGAGCATCCCTAACACGGCGGGGGCGCTACCAAGAAAACAAGCGCTGATTATCGACAAACAAGGCACTAGAGCTTATGCTTGATGCGTCCCCTAATTGATGGGAAAATAAGCTATGCCATTACAGAAGATTCAGTTTAAGCCGGGCGTCAACCGAGAAAACACTCGATACACCACTGAGGGTGGTTGGTACGAGTGCGATAAAGTACGCTTCCGTCAAGGTAACCCAGAAACTATTGGGGGCTGGCAACGCATATCTGCTAATACATTCTTAGGTATTTGCAGGTCGTTGTGGAATTGGATCACGTTAATTGGTCAGAATCTTATTGGCGTAGGTACTAATTTAAAGTTCTACATTTGCCAAGGTGGCGCGTATTACGACATTACGCCTATTCGCGCATCGTCAACTATTAATACCAATCCTTTTGCTGGTAACGGCACAACAACGGTAACTGTGACAGACACCGCTCATGGCGGGGCTACTGGGGACTTTGTTACTTTCAGCGGCGCTACTGGGACGTATGCTTCCACGTTTAACGCAGAGTTTCAAATCACCGTTATAGATGCTAACTCTTATACGATCACAACAGATAGCGCTATTGCCGCAGGTAACTATGGTGGCTCTGCTGTTGTCGCTGCTTATCAGATTGCTGTAGGACCTTCAATTCAGCAGCCTTTGGTTGGTTGGGGTGTTGGTGGTTGGGGCCTTGGTACATGGGGATATGGTCAATCTTCAGCCATCGGAATACAAATTTGGAATCAAATTAACTACGGCCAAAATCTTCTTTACGGTCCACGCAATGCAGGGATATATTATTGGGATGCTGCAGCTGGTATTAGTACGCGAGGCGTTCTACTTAATACTCTTGGCGGTACAGTAACATTTACAAACGGTAACCCTACATTGGTCACATCAACTGTGCTTTTTACAGAAGGCGCAGCTATCCAATTCTCAGGCGGTTCTTTGCCTACAGGAGTTTCTGCTAGTACTACGTACTATGTCTACCAGGTTGATGGGCTGACATTTAATTTAGTAGATAGCGCTGGTAATGTAGTTAGCACTTCTTCTACTGGTTCTGGCAGTGTGTCTTTGCTCGTTGACGTGCCTACTATCGTTACTACATTTACAGTATCAGATACATCACGTTTTATTATTGCTTTTGGCTGCAATGACTACGGCAGTGCTACGCTTGATCCGTTGCTTATTCGTTGGTCTGATCAGGACAATATTTATAACTGGACGCCTTCGGCTACCAATCAAGCTGGTAGCGTTCGTTTATCTCATGGGTCAAAAATCATAACTTCAGTGCAAACTCGCCAAGAGGTTATAGTGTTCACTGATTCGTCTGTCTATTCATTGCAGTATTTAGGACCTCCCTATGTGTGGGGTTCTCAACTCCTTGGTGACAACATATCTATCATGGGGCCTAATGCCGCAATTATTGCTTCTGGTATTGTGTATTGGATGGGTATAGATAAATTCTATATGTATGATGGCCGCATACAGACGCTTAACTGCGACCTGCGTAGGTATATATTCCAAGACCTTAACCAAGAACAAAACGAACAAGTATTTTGCGGTACTAGTGAAGGCTTTAACGAGATTTGGTGGTTCTATTGTTCGGGTGATTCAACTACTGTTGATAAGTACGTGGTGTTTAACTATCTTGAAAAAGCTTGGTACTACGGCACTATGGCCCGCACTTCGTGGCTTGACTCTGGCTTAATCCAGTATCCTATTGCTACTACTTATTTAAATAATATTGTTAATCATGAAAGTGGTATTGACGATAACTCTACCGCTGTGACTGCGCCAATTGAAGCGTATATTTCTTCGTCTGAGTTTGATATTGGTGATGGGCACAACTTTGGTTTCGTATGGCGTATGTTGCCAGACTTAACTTTTGAAAATGCCACAACTTCTCCAACTGGCGATGCCGCAACAGTAACTATGGAGTTGTACGGGTTGGCTAACTCAGGCTCAGGCGTGACAAGCGACGCCAGCCAACCTGTAGCCAAGGGCAGTACGTACTACATTACCGAAGAATTCACAGGCCAAATTTACACCCGTCTTCGCGGTCGCCAGATGATATTTAAGATTAGTTCCAATCAAATTGGTACAGCTTGGCAGCTTGGTGCTCCGCGTATAGATATTCGTGCTGATGGCAGGCGTTGATGGCTACACCTAATCGCATTATTAATCCTGCGCCTCCCAACCTGCCGTTGGGCACAGAGCAGTACGAGCGCCGATATCAAGATCAGTTTGCTAATGTATTGCGTCTGTACTTCAATCAATTAAAAAATGCGTTGTCTGAATTACTAGGAAATACTGGCGGTAGGTATTTAGCTTTTCCTTATGGGGCTTTTTCAAGTTATGTAGACCAGACGGCTACGGCTAACACCGCCACACTGATGACGTTAAACACGACTGATTTTGCCAATGCCGTAAGCATCAATAGCTCCAAAATTACAGTAGAAAATGCTGGCGTATATAACTTGCAGTTCAGCGCTCAGTTTCAAAATACAGACAACCAAATCCAAGATATTAGTATTTGGCTACGCCAAAACGGTACAGACATCCCGGGGTCAACTGGGTTTGTATCTATTCCGGCAAGGAAGAGCGCTTCCGCAGGCGAAGAAGCCCACGAGATTATTGGCTGGAACTATTATGTATCCATGAACGCTGGGGATTACATACAGATTTATTGGTCAACTACACTTGCATCTGTAACTATCCAAACCTACAGCGCTTCAACGGGGCCAACACGCCCATCTACGGCTTCGGTCGTAGCCACACTTTCATTTGTGTCCGCGCTGTTCCCGTGATAATATTAACTAGCCTTAATTAAAGCTAACACCATGGACCTTAACGCTATTAGTAAAAACCCTAGCTACAAGAAGATTGATCTTGATTATGTCGAGTTCGTCGAAGTAGATGATATCTGGGTCCGTGCGTACACCATTCCAAAGTCTAAGACTGTTTTATCTCAGCATGTCCACACCCATCCGCATGTGACGTTGGTCTCGCATGGTTCTGTGGAAGCTTGGCAAG